GGCAACGGCGAGGAGTAACCGCGACACACGCGGCCCCGAGGTGGCCCGCATCGCAGAAATGCTCGGCACACCATTTATGCCGTGGCAACGCCAGGTCGTTGACACCGCGCTCGAGGTGGACGACAACGGGCAACTGGTCTACCGCGAGGTATGCCTCACCGTTCCACGCCAGCAAGGCAAATCAACGCTGCTGGTGGCGCTCATGTTGTGGCGTGCCCTCGCATGGGGCCGACGGCAACGGATCGCGTACACAGCGCAAACCGGATCAGCGGCCCGCAAAAAACTGTTGGACGATTTCGCGCCCACGATCCTTGACTCGCCGCTCGGCAAATATGTGTCACGCGTGTACCGCCTCGCAGCCGATCCCTCGGTCATCCTGTCCAACGGATCACGCATTGAGGCATGGCCCTCAACACCGACCGCTGGCCACGGCCAAACGCTGTCAGGCGGCGGATTCATTGACGAGGCAATGGCCGACTACGACGACAGACGTGAACAGGCCATGTTGCCCGCAATGGCAACGATTCCGCAGGCCCAGTTGTGGATCGTGTCCACCGCAGGCACCGATGAATCCACCTACCTGCTACGCAAAGTGTCCACAGGCCGTGACGCGATATCCACAGGGCTCAGTGAACGCATCGCATATTTCGAATGGTCCGCCGACCCTGACGACGACCCCGACGACGAAGCCACCTGGCATGCCTGCATGCCTGCGCTCGGCACCACCGTCAACCTCGAGGCCGTCCGCCACGCACGATCCACCCAGCCCGATGGCGAATTTCGACGCGCCTGGCTCAACCAGTTCACCAAATCTGACGAGCGGATCATCCCCGCCACCGTTTGGCAAGCCGCGCAAGCCGACGCGATGCCTGACGGCCGCCTAGTGTTCGGTGTTGATATCAACCTCGACCGGACCGCAGCCGCCATCGTCGTAGCGGACGAACACGGCCGCATTGAGTTGGTTGAGCACCGTGAAGGCGTTGAATGGATCGCTGACCGGCTGGCCGACCTGCGGAACATTCATGGCGGCAACATCGCGTTGGACGCATACGGGCCCGCAGGTGTCCTGTCCGAAACCCTCGAGCAACGCAAACTGCCGCACTTGAAATACAGCACGCGTGAAATGTGTTACGCAGCCAACCTGTTTTTCGACGACCTTATGCAAAACAAAATGCAGGTACGTCCGCACCAGTCATTGACCGACGCGGTAGCCGTCGCACAAAAAAAGCCGATGGGCTACTCCTGGCTATGGTCACGCGCACCACAAGCCGTAGACGTTTCGCCATTACATGCCGCCTCAATCGCATACCATGCTGCAAGGCATCGCAATGAGGCAATTGGCCGCCCAATGATACTCTGAGAGGCAACATGGCCCTATTTTCACGACGTAAGCCGGTCGAGGAACGCGCTAGCGAATTCCCATTTGTGTTGCCGACCGGCAACTACCTGCAGCCGTTGCAAGGCCCGTTGCACATTTCAAGTGCAACCAGCCTCGGCATCCCCGCGCTGTGGCGTTGCACCCAACTGATTTCGGACACCATCGGATCGTTGCCGCTGGTCGCGTTTCGTGACGGCACCCGCCTCAGCCCGAACCCGTCAATTTTGGCGCAACCTGATCGCATGTCCACACGTGTTGACATGCTGTCATCAACCGTCGCGTCATTGCTGATTGACGGCAACGCATTTTGGCTGCTCGGTGACCGTGACGCGCTCGGCTACCCACGGCAGGCCGTGCTGCTCGCCACCGACGCGGTACAAATCCGCACCGACGGGCCAACCGTCTACTACCAGGTCGCAGGGCAGGTGTATGACCAGGAGGACGTGCTCCACATCCGTGGCCTAACCATGCCAGGGAACGTGCGCGGCATGTCCATCATTGAGCACCACAAACGCACATTGGGCATTGCGATTGCTGGCGAGGACTGCGCATCAGAACTTTACAACGCTGGCGGGCTGCCTGTCGGCGTGCTTGAGGTTGACGCAGATATCACACGTGACGAGGCCGACCAGTTGAAGGCCGGTTGGACCGAAAAAAACGGTGGCCGCAACCGCACACCAGCCGTCCTGGCAAACGGCATCCGGTACAAGCCGCTCAGTTTCAGCGCATCCGACCTTGAGTTGATTGACGCGCGCCGCTACTCGGCGCAACAAATTTGCACCCTCATGGGTGTGCCACATCACATGATCGGTGTGGCCGGTGCATCAGGTAACTCACTGACGTACAGCAACGTCACCCAGGATTCAATTCAGTTTGTGCGCTACACGTTGCGGCCGTGGCTGTCCCGCGTCGAGCAGGCCGTATCCACCCTGTTGCCTCGAGGCCAAGAGGCACGGTTTGTGTTGGACGACCTGTTACGCGCCGACACTGCCGACCGGTTCAACGCCTACAAAACCGCGATTGAAGCAGGATTTTTGACCGTGGACGAAGTGCGCATGATGGAGGACCTAACCGACGCAACGACCCCTGACCTGCAGGAGCAAACGAATGGCTGAAATCGTCAACCGGACCGTTGAGGTGGCCGGTTTTGAAATCCGCGAGGACGACGACGGGCACCACCTGGTTGGCATCGTCGCACCGTTCGGCGCACTGTACGACGCAGGCGCATACCTTGAGCGATTCAGCCCAACAGCGTTTGACAAAACAATTGCCGAGCGTGGCAGCCGTGTCCCGCTCCTCGAGCAGCACGCCACCGACCGCATGCCAATCGGCCGTGCAGCCCGCTGGGAAAAAACCAACGACGGCCTCATTGCTGATTTTTTGCTGGCCCGCACACAACGCGCCGACGAGGCCCGCAGTCTCGCAATGGACGGATTCGTCACCGGATTTAGCGTCGGTTTTATTCCGATCCGCACGCAAACATCCGAAATCAACGGCAAACCGTTGCGGACCCGCACCGAGGTTGCGCTCGACCATGTAGGTTTCGTCCGAAATCCCGCATACGCCGAAGCACAACTACTCTCGGTGCGTTCATATGACCCTGACGACGCGGACCAGGTGCCCCGCCTCGCCAAATACCGGCACCTGCTCAGACAACTCGAGGTGGACTAATGGCCAACTACTTTTCACACACCGTGACCGACGAGGCAACCAAAGTGTTGGACTCGGACGACCTCAACCGTGAGGTGTTCCTCCAAATCATTGGCAACAGCACCGTGTATCTCGGTGACAACGACTCGGTGACCACCGCCAACGGTTTTCCCGTCGTCAAGCACACAAACGCCATCCGTGGCGTACTCGGCTCCGGACAGGAACTGTGGGCCATCGTCGCCAGCGGCACCGAGGACCTGCGCGTATTCACCTCGGTGGACTAAACACGAAAACAAAACCGGTCTGTGTAACATGATCGGCAGACCGCCGACGATTACGCCGCCACGCGCAATGGCACCTGATTGTCACTGTCAGAACCCAACCCGACTCTGACCAGGAGACAAACCACATGCGACTGCTTGACCAGTTGGTCACCGAGCGTGCCGACATCGCCACTGCCGTTGAGGCCGTGCTCGACCGTGCCGCCGAGGAGACCCGCGACCTGACCGAGGCCGAGGACAAGAACCTCGGAGACCTCACCGCCCGCGCAAAGGACCTTGATGCCCGCATCGCCGACCTGCGCGAAATCCAGATCAGCCACCTTGAGGCCGCCAAGTTGCGTGCCGAGGTTGCCGCCACCGACGAGCCAGAGGAGCCGAAGGCCGTGAACCGCGTTGACGTGAAGTCCGAGCCCCTCACCTACGAGGAGCACAGCCCGCACTCATTCTTCCGCGACTCCTACGCCGCCGAATTCCTCGGTGACCAGGCCGCCCGCGAGCGCCTGAACCGTCACCAGTCGGAAATGTCGGTGGAGCACCGCGACTCCGGATCGGCCAACTTTGCCGGTCTCGTCGTCCCGCAGTACCTCACCGGCCTGGCGGCTCCGTTCCTCCGCGCCGGTCGCAACACGATGGACGTGTGCAACCAGTTGCCGCTGCCCGCCAACGGCCTGACCGTCAACGTGTCGCGCCTCACCACCGGCTCGAGCGCTGCCGCGCAGGACGGCGACAACGGATCGGTCACCGAGGCCACCCCCGACGACACGCTCCTCACCGTCAACGTCCGCACCTACGCGGGCATGGTGGACGTGTCCCGCCAGGCCATCGAGCGTGGCACTGGTGTTGACGGGCTCCTGTCCGCCGACCTGGTGTCCGCCTACAACTCGGCTGTCAACGCTGACGTGATCAACGGTGCTGGCACCTCGGGCACGCACCTCGGCATCCTGCAGACCGCCAACATTGGTGACGTTGACAAGGATGACGGCACGCCGACCGCGGTTGAGACGTTCCAGCAGATTGTCAAGGCCATTGCGACGGTCACCGCTGCCCGTTACACGCAGCCTGACATCATCATCATGCACCCGCGCCGCTGGGCGTACCTCACCGCTGGCCTCGATTCCTCGAACCGTCCGCTGGCCGGTATCCAGGGCAACTCGGGCCAGAACATCGTTGCCCTCGGCAACCCTGGCGCTTACGGCACCGCCGCTGGCGAAATCGCCGGTATTCCCGTTGTCGTTGACGCGGGCATCCCGACGAACCTGGGTGCGAACACCGACGAGGACAACATCATTGTTGCCAACCGCGCCGACCTGGTGCTCATGGAGCAGGCCGCCAGCCCGCTCATGCTGCGCTACGAGTCGGTCGGCTCGGGCACCCTCACCACCCGCATGGTGGTGTTCGGTTACAGCGCGTTCACCGCTGGCCGGTACCCAGGCGGCATCTGCAAGGTTCAGGGTTCGCTGCTCGCCGCGACGCTCTGACCTAACCCGCGAGTGGCGGCGGCCCTGCACCCCTCCACAGGGCCGCCGCCACACCTCGAGGAGCAACGATGAGCGACAAATACACCCAAAACCTGATTGCCAGCGGTGCCGATCCGGTACTCGTCGGCAAACTGCAGCAGTTGCCTGCACCCAAACCGGTTCAGGAGCCCGCAAAGGCCGTTGAGGAGCCGCCTAAGCCCCGCAAGGCCGCTAAGCGCACCGCTAGGGCCAAGTAATGGCCTACACGACCACAGCGCTTGTCAAAGCGTCGTTAGGCATCCCGCTGGCCGCGACCGCTGAGGACACCGCCATACAGGCCGCCATTGACGCGGCTGAGGCGCTAATCGACAACTACACCGGCCGCACGTTCGAAACGGTCACCGAGGCGCGCACCTTTTTGCCGCGCACCGCATCCATTGTCGATGTTGACGACATTGCCACCACTGACAGCCTTGTCATCAAAACCGACGAGGACCAAGACGGCAGTTTTGAAACCACGTTGACCGTGACCACGGATTACGTGATCATCAAAAACGCGGCACCCTTTCGCCTCATCACCAACGTCAACCGTGGCTGGCCGCTGTCACTGTACGGACGGCCAACCATCGAAATCACCGCGACCTGGGGATACGGCACCAGCGTGCCCGACAACATCAAACAGGCTGCGCTGCTCATGGCTACACGCCTATTCCAACGCAAAGCCAGCCCGCTCGGATTCCAAGCCGGTGCCATCAGCGAATTCGGACCGGTGCGCATCAGCCGCACTGATCCCGACGTGGCCGCACTCCTGCAGGGCACCAAACTGTTTGGCGTTGGCTAATGGCCGACTACGGCACCATCAAAACCGCGTTGGCCGCCAACCTCGAGGCATCCACCAACCTGCTAGTTGTCTACACACAGGTGCCTGACACCTACGTTGCACCGTGCGCAGTGATCGTGCCAGGCGACGACCCTGCCACCTACCATCAGGCAATGAGCGGGCAAGGTTTCACCCGTTTCGAATTCAAAGTGCAAATTTTGCAGCAACGGTTTGACAGCAACTACAGCCTCGAGGCGTTAGACGTGTTCGTCCACGGCCCCGACAGCGTTGACGCACTGATCCGCGCTGACCGCACCCTCGGAGGTGTCGCAGCCGACAGCATCTGCATCCGTTGCGCCAATTTGGGCCAAGTGCTCGCAGGTGATGACGTTTTCCTCGGCGCTGAGTTTGACGTTGACGTTATGGTGGCACCATGAACTACAAGGTGACCAGCGACCGTTTGCGATGGGATGCAGGCCAAATCGTCACCGAGGATGACCTCGACGGCTGTAATATCGAGGCATTGCTCGACGGCGGCCACCTGGCAAAGGCGCGCAATACCAAACCGGACCCCGAACCAACCACTGAGGAGAACCAGTGAGCCAGATTGTTTTGACCGATGCATCGGTCGAGGTCAATAGCGTTGACCTGTCAGACCATGTGACCCAGGTCGTGCTGAACTATGAGGTGGATGCCGTCGAGGTGACCGCCATGTCAGACGGCGCACACAAGTTCACTGGCGGCCTGACCAACGTGTCCGCCACCATCGATTTTCAGCAGGATTTTGACGCGGCCAGCGTTGACGCGACCATTGAGCCGCTGGTTGGCACGACCACCACGGTGATCATCAAGCCGACCAGCGCTGCCGTTGGTGCTACGAACCCGTCGTACACGCTCACGGACACGTACGTTGCCAGCCACACGCCGCTCAACGCCTCGGTTGGCGACCTCAGCACCACCAGCGTGGAATTCCAGGGCGGAACGCTCGCCAGAGCGACCACCTGACATGTTTGATTTTGAGGTGACCGTCACCAAGCGTGACGGTTCGGCGGGGACCTACGCGCTGACCTTTGACGCACTGTGTGAGTTTGAGGAAACAGCCAAAGTGGGCGTACCGGTTGCGTTCAACGA